GATCAGAGAGGTTTGACATTTGGGGCTCCTTGGTGTCTCCGGTTTCGCCGGGTCGGTGCGTTACTGCATGTAAAGAAGTATAGACACACCGAACCGATATGTCAACTAGTTTTGACAATGTTTTTTTCGTCGTCCGTCTGTAGTCATGGCGCTACGGTTGAGTATGGAGTAGAATGCTATACATGAGCCAACCGCTTAGGCTCGACAACCAATAGGCGAGATGATGGACAGTAAAAAAGTAGAAGGTAGTGTGCGGCGTAGACCGCCAGCTGCAGGCAAGGGCAGACCGAAGGGCTCGGTCAATAAATTGACTGCGAGCGTTAAAGAGGCGATCGAGGCAGCGTTCCACGGGGTTGGTGGCCACGAGTATCTGATGCGCCAGGCCGAAGAGCACCCACAGGCATTTATGGCGCTACTTGGCAAGATCATTCCGGCACAGGTGCAGGCGGAGCTGACCGGGAAGAACGGCGGTCCGATTGAGACGGTAAGCCTTGACGTTGGCAAGCTATCAACTGACGTACTGGCCCAGATCATGGCAGCTAAGACGGGAGGATCGGATGAGTGACGTAGACCAGATCCTTGCCGAGCGCGGCAAACGCTACGGCGAATTCGACAATCACGCCAAAATCAGCCAAAAGCTCAAGAATGTCATCTTCGATGCGCGCCCACGCTGCACTCTTGACCCAGATATGTGCGAGGCGCTTGAGCTGATCGCGCACAAGATCGCCCGCATATGCAATGGCGACCCGCGCTGGGTTGACTCGTGGAGTGATGTCGCTGGTTATGCCACGTTGGTGGCTCGGCGACTATCCGAGACTGATGCAACTGACTAAAGCCGACCTGGTTGCGGTAGAGCGTGAGCTGTGTAAGCGCAGCCTTGCTCAATTCGCCCGCCGCGCTTGGCATGTACTGGAGCCGGCAGCAGAACTCAAGTGGGGCTGGGCGCTTGATGCCATCTGCCTGCACCTGGAAGCGGTGACAGACGGGCGGGTTACGCGGCTGCTTATGAACGTCCCGCCCGGGTCGATGAAGTCGCTACTTACCGGCGTTATCTGGCCAGCATGGGAGTGGGGCCCGCGCAACATGCCTGAGATGCGCTTTGTTGGCACGGCGCACGAGGAACAATTGGCCATTCGTGACAGCAGGCGTTGCCGCGATCTAATCAAGTCTGACTGGTATCAGTCGCTCTGGCCCATCGAGCTATTGTCCGACCTGGATGGCAAGCGGGAGTTCGGAAACACTCGCAAGGGCGTGCGACAGGCTCGGAGCTTCACGAGCATGACCGGGGTTCGCGGAGACCGTGTAATACTCGACGATCCCATTAGCGCAGATGGCGCAAATAGTCAAGCAAAACTTGAGGCCGCAAAGATAGCATTCACGGAAACGTTGCCTACGCGCGTTAACTCCGAGAAGTCTGCAATCGTTGTCATCATGCAGAGGCTGCACGAGGACGATACGTCCGGCGTTATCATAAAAATGGGCTTGCCTTACGTGCATTTATGCATCCCGATGAGATTCGAGCGTGACCGGCGCTGCGTCACGTCAATAGGATGGGAAGACCCGCGGACGGAAGACGGCGAGTTGATGTTCCCGGAGCGATTCGGCGAGCAGCAAGTCAGGGAGCTAGAGGCTACGCTTGGGACGTATGGCACTGCTGGCCAGTTACAACAGCGACCCTCACCGCGGGGCGGCGGGATGCTCAAGTCATCGTGGCTGACGTACTGGCACACAGTACCGCCCGCGCTCGACTTTCGATACATCACTGCGGACACAGCGCAAAAGACCAGCACGCAGCATGACTACTCGGTCTTGCAATGCTGGGGCCGGTCGGTGGCAGGCAAAGCGGTACTGTTAGATCAGATCCGTGGCAAGTGGGAGGCTCCCGAGTTAATCACCGAGGCTCGGGCGTTTTGGCTTAAGCACCTGCACGACGGCAGGCCGATCATGGCTAAGGCTCCGCTGCGGGCTATGTATGTCGAGGACAAGGTGTCCGGCACCGGGCTTATCCAGACATTACGCCGCGAGAGCATTACCGTGCTACCAGTGCAGCGGACAAAAGACAAACAGGCCAGGGGGTACGACGCAGCGCCGTTTATTGAGGCCGGAAACGTCGCAGTACCGCAGGATGCGCCGTGGCTGTCTGATTTTCTGGCAGAGTTTTCAACATTCCCGAATGGTGCGCATGATGACCAGCTTGACCCGTTATTCGATGCCATCGACCTCGCGCAAAAGCTGCCGGCGGTAAAATCGCAGACTGTCCAGGCATTGCCAACCGTGTCGCGTTGGTAGTACTCTCGCGCGTGAAAGGGCCCGATAATGCCGCGTATATCCAAAGCACAGAAACTTGCCGAAGTCCATCAGGAGGCTTTAGCAGAGTTTGATGAGATCCAGGGCGCCATGCGCGATGAGCGTTTGCAGTGCCTGCAGGCCCGGCGGTTTTACTCGATTCGCGGAGCGCAGTGGGAAGGCAATCTAGGCGAGCAATTCGCGAACAAGCCTAAATTCGAGGTCAACAAAGTCCACCTAGCTGTTATTCGGATCATTAACGAGTACCGGAACAATCGATTTGACCCGGTATTTGTGAGCCGGGACGGTTCAAAGAATGACGCTCTCGCCGACTTTTGCGCCGGGTTATTCCGTGCTGATATGCAGGACTCTGGCGCAGAGGAAGCTCTAGACAATGCGTTTGAAGAAGCAGTTGGCGGTGGATTTGGGGCTGTGCGGCTGCGCAACGTCCTCGAGGACGAAGAAGACGAAGAGAAGGACGACCAGCGCATCGTTATCGAGCCGATCTATGACGCTGACAGCTCAGTCTTTTTCGATCTTGACTCCAAGCGGCAAGATAAAAGCGACGCCAAACGGTGCTATGTCATCACCGCGATGTCTCGCTCGGCATACGAGGACGAATATGGCGACAACCCATCAAGCTGGCCCAAAGATATCCAGCAGCTAGAGTTTGATTGGGAAACGCCAGATTTTGTGTATGTCTGCGAGCATTATCGGGTGGAGGAAACACGCGAGACGCTCTACACATACGAAGGCATCGACGGCACGCAGGAAAAGGTCTATCAGTCGCAGCTCGATGCTGATGAAGACTTAGAAGACGATCTGCTCGAGCGTGGTTTCCGGGTTGTCAAAGAGCGCAAGGTGAAGCGCCGTCGGGTGCGCACGTACATTTTCTCCGGTGTGCCGCTTGAGGATTGCGGATACATCGCCGGTAGGAATATCCCGATCATCCCGACATACGGCAAACGTTGGATGGTTGATGGTGTCGAGCGTTGCATGGGTCACGTGCACCTTGCCCAGGATGCCCAGCGGCTCAAGAATATGCAGCTCTCAAAGCTCGCGGAGATCAGCGCACTATCGAGCGTTGAAAAGCCGATCTTTACGCCCGAACAGGTTGCTGGTCATCAGTTAATGTGGGCTGAGGATAACCTCAAAGACTATCCCTACCTGCTTACCAATCCGATCACCGGCCCGGACGGATCGGCCCAGGCTGCCGGCCCGATTGCGTATACCAAGCCGCCGTCAATTCCTCCGGCAATGGCTGCGCTACTGCAGCTTACCGAGCAGGATATGGCGGATATTTTGGGAAGCACGCAGCAAGCCGACAAGATGGTGCCCAATATCTCAGGCAAGGCTGTAGAGCTTATCCAGGAGCGTATCGACGCCCAGGCGTACATTTACATGTCCAATCACGCCAAGATGCTCAAGCGCGTCGGCGAGGTCTATCTGAGCATGGCTAAGGACGTGTATGTCGAAGAAGGCCGCAAGGTTAAGGTCATCGACGAGCAGGAGCAGGTCGAATCGGCTGCACTCATGAAGCCCACGGTGAACGATGAGACCGGGGCCATTGAATACGAGAACGACATCAGTGGCGCTGACTTTGACGTTGTGGTGTCTGTAGGTCCAACCTCGCGCAGCAAGCGGCAATCTACGTTGCGTGCGCTGACCAACATGATTCAGATCAGCGACGATGCGGAGACGCGGCAGGTGCTGACCTCCATGGCAATGATGAACATGGAAGGCGAGGGCATCGAACCGATACGCGATTATTTCCGCAAGAAGTTGGTCAGAATCGGGGTTATTGAACCGACCGACGCAGACAAAGCAGAGATGCAAGCCATGGCAGCAAATCAGCCGCAGGATCCGAATGCGGTGTTTTTACAGGCAGCCGCCGAGGAAGCTATGGCGAAGGCTTCCCAGGCTCGCGCGTCGGTCATTAAGACAGTTGCGGATGCTGAACTCACAAAAGCCAAAACGATCGAGACGCTTGGCAAAGTTGACGCTGAAGCACAAGACCAAGCAATGCAGATGGCGCAGACATTAGGCGGCGCGCTCGGGGCGCCTGAGCAAATACAGCAACCTAATATCACGCCGCCAATGTAATATTATGTGATTACCGGTAACCGGCCGCCGTCAATGGTCGAGATTAAGGAAAGCGTGATGCTAAAAAACCAAGCCGATCAGGAACCGCAAGACATCGAAAACGAGTCGATCGACCAAGAGCAGACCGAAGACATTAACGACGAGCCCAATACCGTCGAAGATGTTGAAGGCGAGCAGGAAGGCGACGACGAGCAGGACGATGAAATTGTTGTTTCGATTGGCGATGTTTCGCCACCTGATGAGGACAATAGACCGGCTCCAAAATGGGTAAGGGAAGTACGCAAGACTAATCGTGAGCTGCTACGTAAAAACCGAGAGCTTGAGGCTCAGTTAAACGCCACCAGGACCGAGCCAAAACCGGTCAAGGTAGACCCTAAGCCGACGCTTGATGGTTGCGAATATGACTCGGAGCGGTACGAGGCCGAGCTTAGTTCGTGGTACGAGCAAAAGAGACAGGCAGATTTGCTGGAGGCCCAGGCCAAAGAGGTCGAAGCACAGCAGATCCGCAAGTATCAAGAGCGATTAGCGGCGTATGGGAAGGCGAAGGCCGAGTTGCGAGTGCGCGATTATGAAGACGCCGAGGAAACTGTTTTGCAGCACCTCGATGTTACTCAACAAAGCGTACTTGTGAAG